GCCGCGCGCCGGAGGTGAGCCATAGCCTGATTGATATGCGGATTGGCGGAGTCAAGGCATTCCTGGTGCGTCATGACAATGTAGTAGCCGCCATCGGCTGCATCGCGCGAAGAACCGATCGGGATGCGGAAGCGCACGGTCAGGTCGGCGATCTCCTGCTTGATCGAACGGGGATTCATCTTCAGCCGCTCTCCCAGCTCGCCGATCTGAATGGCGCGAGACAGACCACGCTTATGGCGAAGGATTTCGAGCAAACTGCGTTGCCGCTCGCTGAGCGGATACTGTGAGCGGCCGCAGAGCACGTCCATAATCATGCAGTCGATGCGGTAGGCGCGATCTTGCTCGGTTTCCGGGAAGAGACTCGGCTGGGCACTCAATGGATCGTCTCCTGCGGCTGAGCGCCTAGCGTGGCTTGCACTATCAGCGCCGCGACGATGTCTGTCATAGTCGAGCCGACGATTTCAAGGTGGAGGCAAATCGAGTTCCAGGCGGCTGTGCGCTGCGCTTGGTTGTCAAGACGGTTAGCGATCCCCGCTACGACCAGGCTGCCAGCTGCCAGATACGCGTGCTTGGCTGCGATAGCTATCAGGGCATCGATCTTGATCTGTGACTCGGTGAGTGGTTTCATCATCGCTCGTCCTCTCTCCGCGCAATCCAGGCGGCATAGCGTTGGTTCAGCTCCGTGCCCAGCAGCTGGGCACAGTCAGAACAGATCGCGTCGTCCGAATAAACCTTCGCCGGGCAGCGCTTGCCGTCTCGCAACATTCCGCAGCGTTTCGTCATCGTGCTTTCCTTTCCCGAAGAATCTCGGCGGTCTTCTGATCGCGGCCAACGTGCCATCCCTGGCCATGCGGACATTCGTAAGGCTTGAGCGTGCATCCATCTGGCCGAGGATTCCGGCGCGGCATGGGCTTTGCCAGCAATAGTCCGATGTAGCTTCTGGCATCCGCTTCGCTCAGGAGCGAGAGCTTGCAGCAGATGCCGCAGAACTTCGAGTTGACGAGACGGCGCCGGGCTTCGCTCTCACTGTCAAAAGTCAGCGCGGCGATGCGGTGTTTCGGCGTCATCTCTTCATCGAAGGGTAGGTTCATCGCGTCTCCGCAGGCAGCGATCTCTTGTCCAGATCGTCGTAGTATTCAGCTGCATCGGTGATCATTTTGAGCAGGCCGTTTACAGCTTCATCGAAGGCCCAAGTTTGCTGCCTGAGTAGATGGCCACGAGACCTGAGCATGTGAAGGTTTTCCTGCGACGGCGTGCGCGCTGTGATCTCCATGTCCTGCTTAATGACACTCAGCTCCTGCGTCAGGCGCTTTGATTGCCGCAGGCACTCTGCAAGCTGGGTAGGCATCTTCGACTTGGTCTTTGCTGTCATGCCCTCGCCTCACCATCCAGGCTTCTATTGATGTCGTGGGGCTTAACGAGCTTTGCAAGCATCTTTGGCTCGACTCCAGATCCGCAGCATAGCGGGCAGATCTCGACGCACTCACCCAGGCCGTGGCATTCGCGAACGCCAGCGGACTGAATGACCCCGCCACAGCAAATGCAATCCTGTGGGAAGGTTGACAGCGGCGCAGCAGTCAAGGCCAACACCCCGATCGCATCGAGCGCTTCCTTCTGCTCTGTGCGGTGCCTGTCCATCTCCGAGCTAGTGAGCGCGAACCGGATTCGTTCAAGACCCTGCCGCGTGACGGCTCCGCGCAAATAGGCGATCATCTCAGGAAGCGTCATTGCTGCACCGCCTGCTGCTCGATGCCGTCTTCCTCGTCTTCGTCCGGGCAATTGCTGACACTCATGAAGAGCAGCCCCAATCCGGAGGCCAGCACAGACAGGGCGAGGAAAAAGCAGATGATGGCTGCGGCGACGAGCCAGTGTGGGTAAACAGGAACATGGTTCATGCGCTCACCGCATCGGGAAACTTGCTCACAGGCATGGCAGTGCGGGACAGGCTGCGCGACGATCCCAGGACGAACATCGCGAAGATCTCCGCCTTGATGTCGATGTCGAACTCATGCCACCAGTCGTTAAGCTCATCCTCTGTGACGCAGAGCGTTGCAACGGCCACAGATGGCACTTCCGGCGCGTTGCAAACCGTGACCTGAATAGGTTCGCTGGCTTTGACGTTTAGCGCTTCGAGATACTCACGGCCCTCCTCTGTGATCTTCCAGAAGCCATCCTGCCGCAGGACTTCCGGGACACGGATGACGAAGGATTGCAGTCGCAGCCTCTCTAGTTCGTGGAAGACAGTTTCGGAAAAGTAGAACTCACGAGGTGAATAGTGCTCATTTAACATCAGCTGCAGCTCTACACAGCCTGCGCCATGAATAAGCATGGAATTGCCGAGAAACTGGAGAATCCGGCTGCCGAGGCTGTCCTTGTGGAAATTGACATCAATCATCTTTTATCCCCCGATGGTGCGTGGTTCAGGTTCTGCTATTTACTTCCGGCGGCTTCAGCGATACATGCCTTGCAGATGTCGCCGGTCCTTGTGCGCTTCCACCCAGCAGCTTTCGCAAGGCGTCGTACATCTGCCGTTGAATAGAGCGAAAGATCGAACTTGGCGCTGCCTTCGTGCCAGAACGATTCCAGGCACTCGTTGCAGTCCAGGCTGAATTGCGCGGTGATCATCGGCCCGCACCTTTCATCGCGGGCTTGGAAGATTTCTTCGCAGCAGCGGCGGCCTTTTTCAATGCCTTCGCCGCGGCCTCGTTTTCCTTGCGCTTCAGCGTCTCGACCAGGTCGACGCTGAGCGAGGGCGCGGAGGTCTTGGCGTCAAAGCAGCTGGCAAACATGGCGAGGATGATGTTCTGCCGCGACTGCGGCATCGATGCGATGCCGAGCTTCAGATATTCGCTGGCACCTTTGCGCAGGATGTGCTTGGTGATCGGCTCGAAGCACTCGTGGAAGAGCTTGCTCTTTTTGCAACGCAGCAGCTCGAACATCAGGTTGATCACCGAAGACTCCTTAACTTCCGTCTTGGTGCTCACCGTCGAGTCTGCGATGTAGAGAGTGCCTTCCAGCCTGCGTGTCTTCTCTGCACCCACCGGCACGAAGCCGTGAGCGCGGACGACGACGAGCAGCGCGTCCTTGGCCTCCTTGGCGATAGCCTCGGCGGCTTCAACCTTTGCGCGGGCGCTGTCATAAGCGAGGCAGAGATCATCAATCTGTTTCGGTGTTGGTGGTTCGAGCTGCGCAATGCGCTCGGTAATCGATGCTTCGGTGATCTGGTGCATGTGTTCCTTTCAGGCGCTGATTGAGTTGAGGAATCGAGATAGCCGGGTTTGCGCACATGCATGGCCGCAGATGTCTTCGACTACGAGGCCGCGTTTGGTGGGCACAAGATCGCGGTCAGCGAAGCGACCAAACGTGATGCCATACGCGCCCTTGCGGGTGAAAGCCAGAAACCAGTGGTTCGTCTCCTGTTTCAGGCATCCGCAGACGTCGCAGGTGATGTTGGGAGCGATCATCGGTGGCTCTCCAGAATTGCCGTTACCCGGCCAGACACAAAGGCATAGAAGACCTGCCAACCCATCCAGCAGAGGCCTGTGATGGTGATGGCCATGAGTCCATAGAAGAGGCGGCTGCCAGCGCGATGAAGACGGATTTCGAGCCTTACCTGGTCGCCGACCATCCGGCGCGTAATCGTGCCAGTCACCGGCATAACGGCAGGCTGATCGAGACGATGTTTGTGGGTGTTCAAGCGGCACCTCCTGCAGCTACGAGGTTGGGTTTGCGATGGGCATCCATCGCCTTACGGGCGGTCTGGATCGCATCGAAGAGAGTGCGGGCTGAGATGTAGCTGAGCGTCTTATCGCCGCGCTTCGTTTGGGTCATGGCCGCGTCGACGATGTCTTGCAGCTGCTGGCGGCTCATCGGGCCTAGCTGTGCGAGTAGGATGGACTCGGCCTCTTCGCGCGACGGCCCCGAGAGCAGATGTGTCTTGCGCAGCCGCGAACGCCATTGCTCCATGCGCCAGTCATCGAGAGTAACGCTGAGATTGTGGCTTCCCGCTAGGATGACACCGAAGTAAGGCGGCTCGTCGAGTAGCTGGCGAACGATCTCCAGACCATTCTTGGAGAGCGCCTGGGCTTCGTCGACGAACAACACAGTGCGCTTATCGCTTAGATAAAAGCGGAGCTTGCGGATGAGTTGGTCGATGTAGCCACGGCATGGGATACCAGCTCTAACTGCACACTCAACCAAGAACGACTGTGGGGCCTGCTCACATCGGACACGCATGTAAACTGCTCGCCCCGCCCCACTCTCGTTAATCTCATGAGCAACACGCCTAAGTGAGTACGTCTTTTGTGTTCCAGGGGGACCGTCGACAAGAAATGCGACTCCCTGGTCGAGTGCGGTTAATGCTGACTCCCTGAGCAGCGTGTAGTCGCGAGTTTGATAGTGCGGGCGACTGAGAAAGTTATCGTGCCGCTCTTCGAACTGGTCGAGGTATTCCTTTACGACCGCGCGGATCGAAAGAGAGTTTTGCTCTTCAGGGTGGGGCTTGTTCGCGCAGTAGTTTCCGGAGAGCCACACGCGGAACGTGCTCGCATTGATGCCGACCGCTTCTGCAAACTCAACGACTGTAAGACCCGACTCGATCAGGAACGCCCGAACGCGCCGGATCATCTCCGCATCGTTTGGAAGACCAAGGGACTTGAGGTAAGGCAGGCGGTGATGCTGAATGCTCATTACTGATTGCTCCGAAGTTGCTCGATCAGCCGGTCTGCGATGTCGCCGCTGTGTAGCCTGGTTGATGTGTCCGGCACATCCGGCGCGGATGCCGAGAATGGCCGGTGGGTCAGGTTGTGGTCGATCGAGGGCATTAGCGCGGCGCGTTCTGCGAGGTGTTCAACCTCGCTGCGTGCGCCGATCTGTCGCGCGGCCAGGGTGATGCCGCGCAAGGTCTGGCGATCCTGCTTTTCGAGGTGACGGCGTACCTGCATCGAATCTGCGATCGCCGCGCCCGAAATAGAGTTCGATTGAGCCGTGTACTGCTCAGCTCTTGCCCAGGTCAGGAAGACGCCATCCTGGTCGAGGATTGCGACGGCCTCTGGATCGTTCGGGTCATAGGCCACGATGACCTGAGTCCGGTTGCGACGGTGCAGGCGGTCGTAGCTCTCGGCGTCGTAGCCCACGTAGCGACGCTTTGCCAGCTCCACGCTTCCCTCTTGCACCACGCGCGACTCTCGCTCCGCCAACATCATGGCGAGGACGTGAGGCTCGGGGGCTGGCTTCTGGTTGGGATTGCGCTCCTGCTCGAAGACTTCGGCGGGCGTGCGGCCGTCCATTCCTCTACCGGAATGTGGGGCGTTGTGGTACTCCTCCAGCCACGCCTCAAAGCAGGCAATGAACATGCTGGCGCGTGGATGCCGCGATTGCTCCACTTTGCCGTGGCGCATCAGCTTGCGATGCGAAGCCATCGCGGCCTCGGTCAGATCCGGGCGACGCGATGGATTTCCCCCTGTGTAAGTGGGCCATCGCTTGTCGAAGCGCTCATGCATGGTGCGAAAGAAACGTTCGACGTGCTTCGATTGAGGATGCCTGACGATGCAGTGTGTTACCGCAATATCCAGGCGCGCCATCAGGCCGAGCTTGTCCAGCTCGTGCAGCTCCTGCTCATGCCACTTGGCGGGCGACAGCCCAGCATCCCGCAGATAGGTAGGGATCGCTCCCTTGGCCACCTTCAGGTAGTCCTTGCCGTTGTCGCAATAGAAACTCTCGGGAGGACCATAAGTGGAAATCGCGCGGCGCATCGCAGTGCCGATCGAACGGCTTGAACCGACCCGGCACCAGCTAAGGCCCACGACGAAACGCGAGCGGAAGTCCAGCAGGCAGGTGAGCTGCATCCTCATAGGCATTCCCCACGGCTCGTGAGGAAATACGTCGTTCATTACTTCCACGTCAAGGATGCAATGATCGGAGACCGTTATCTGGTTGGCGTACTCGGTGTAACCACGGCTGATGTACGGGGCGCAGAGTTCGCGGTACTTCGTCGCGCCTTCACGGGCCAGAATGCGCAGCGCAGGAGTCACCGACTGGAGAGCGGCGCGCACGGTCTCATAGCTCGGCAGATCGTTGTCAGGGATGCCCAGCGTATCCTTGTCGCGCTTGATCGCTTCCCAGGCTACTGTGGCGCTCTGGCGCTGTTCCAGGTAGACGTAGGCTGCGATCATTGCCGCGTTGGGATAACGGTTAAACCACCGCGACGTGCCGTTGTCACTGCGGGTGCGGTCGGCGAGCGCTGCCCATCCGCCTGCGAGATAACGAGCCTTGTAGCGCTTCAGAGTCTTGGCGCTCACGCCCTTCTGAGCAGCCAGCCAATCGATCATCCGAGCTTCGCTGTTAATCGGCTTGCGATCTGCCAGAACGATCGAAGCGAAGCGGGCAGGATCTGCGCGGAAGTCGATCAGCGGCTTGAGAATGGCGTATCGCTGATCCGCCTGGGCAATATCTTCAGCCTCGGTCAGTTGAGTGCGATCGCTCGGAGCCGCCTGCTCGACGCCAGCGAAGAGCGGCGAGGACGCCAGTGAATATCCCTTGGTCACCAGCTGCAGCGCCGGGCCTAGATGCTTTGCCTGGGCGTCGGCAGGCAGCGAGGACAGCAGGTATTCCTTGGCTGGCCTGCCGTTCGAGGTGATGGCTTTGGAATCGCGTGCGACCACCGCCTGCAGCTGCACCTGTTTACGGAGCCAGCGGTCAGTCCACTTTGTCAGGCGGAGTACCTGGTCGCCGGAGATCCAGGCATCCGCAACTGGTTGGGGAAAGAGATTCGGGGCTGCGGTCAAATCTCAACCCCCTGGAGACTACGCTCCAACATGTCGATCGTCTCTGCTGAACGTTTGCGGACGAGGTATTGCCGCCCGAGATCGAGGAGCTTGGCTTCTTCCTTGGTTATGACCAGGTAGCCCGCCAGCTCAACGCGACAGCGCAAAAGGGTGTCGTCTCCAGTCGCATAACAGAAGGCGCGGTCCAATTCAGCGGGCCAACGGTAGTCTGAACGGCTCGGGGCGGTATATTTGTTGAGCGAAATTTCCGTCAGCTCCCGGCCAGTGAGGTGCGTGATCTCATCTGCAAGCTGGGCGCGGCTTTTGCCCGACCTCTTGATAGCCAGCATCAGAACGCCACGAACAAGCTCAGAGTCATTGAAGGCACCTGGAAGCGGCGTTTCATCGCGATCGAAGGGCAACTGCACCTGTCTCGCGGTCGAAAAAAGCGGAGAGTTAGCCGTTGCTACAGAAGGCACCTGTGGATAATTCTGAGAACGCGATGAACTCATGCCGCAACACCAACCCGCTTGGCCCGAATTCTCTGGATCTCCCGCCGAAGCGCTGCCGTCACCCGTTTAGAGCGGCGCTGCCCCTTGGCGACCTGGCTGACATGCTGAGGGGTGACCCCCAATTTCCGGGCAATCTGGCTGTAGACCCCATAGAACTGAGAGGCTTGGATAAGCTCGGAAGATATAGAGTGAAGTTGTACGGTCAAGTTGAACCTCAGAAATATGAAACCGAGATTATTCCTGCGGTAGTAAAACTGTCAAGGGGGAAGTACGTGCGTTCGAAAAATATCCCGATTCCGCCTTATGCTGTGCGTGTGAAGGCGCTTCGGGAACGTCTCCAGATGAACCAAACTGCTTTCGCGACGGCCATAGGTGTAGGGCAGGGAGCCGTATCGAAATGGGAAAAGGGTCTGAGCCGGCCGATTCCGGACGCATTGATCGCGCTCGCAAGGCTCACCGACCAGGAGGACAAGTTCTTTTTTCTGGAGGCAGCGGGGGTACCGCCCGCTTTCTTTGAAGGCGCGAAGATGACGCCCGGAGAGGCGGAGGACGCAACGAAGTTGGTTGCATCTTCCCTTTCGGGCAGCGCAGAAACTTTAGTGTTATATCGAGGCGGTTCTGGCCCGCGTAGCATTCCCCTCATCAAGTACCTACATCAATTGGGGGATCACAACGCAGTCGTGGACTACACACTATCTCTACCTAGTAACTGGTTACCTAAAGGCGCGGACATCCAAGCGGCGAAGCTCGCCCACGAAATCTCACCTTATATCACTGGAGACCTGATAGCTCTGGTCGACATCTCCCGCCGCGATCCAGACCGTCTAGCTGGAAGCATCATCATCGCCCGAACGCCAGAGGGCAACAGGCCGATGACGCTACGTAAAGACGGGAGTTCATATCTTTTGATCCCCTTGCACGAAAGCGCTCTTCATCCGGCCAGGATTCTCCGTCAGAGCGGCGACTGGAGCATTATCGGGCGAGTTGTTAAATGGATCGGCGATGCACCCGAGGGTGGTGCGCCCAGCAAGGCGCGAAAGAAGCCTGTAGTGCCCAAGGTGAGGAAGTGATCGCCGATGCCCAAATGTAAGTACTGTGGGAAGTTCGCCGGTCTTTTCGATAATGAGCATCTTGATTGCGCACAGGCTGCCCAGCAGGGCACTACTGTGGCTCTGATAGAGGCGGAGACCGCAGCCGTTCACGTCGTTCCGCCGCTCACTGTCGGTTCTATTGTTTCCGGTGTCTTTTGGGGCCTGTGGCTCTGGACTCTCAGCGTCGCCTTTCTCGGGCTGCTGTGGTGGTTTGTTCGCCAGATCCTTTGAGCCTCGTGTACTGCTCGGGAGTCAGGTGCAGGAACAGGCCTCCGCCTCTGTGCTGGATGGCTAAATCGAACATGCACCTGTCTTCCGAGTTTCGGACGCCGTTCCCTTCGTTCACCAGCTGGCGCAGTTTGGCCTCGTCTTTGAACTGAAGGGGGCGTCCGATCGCAATCTTTCCTTCGCGGAAATGGCAGCGCCAAACGCCGTCAAAGCCGAACGACATGTAGACCCGATGCACTCCTGAATTGTACAAAATAATTCGCCTTGTCTTCGCCTTAGTTGCGAGAGATGATGACGGCATGAAATCTGCCTTTGCATGGCCTGGGGGAAAACGAGCCCTCACGCCCACATTGCTGAAGCTGATGCCGGCGCATTCGATGTATGTCGAGGTATTTGCCGGAAGTGCGAAGTTGTTGTTCGCGAAGACTCCAACCCGCTTCGAAATTCTCAACGATCTCAATGGAGAGGTAACCAACTTCTTCCGCGTAGCCAAGCACCGTCCATCGGAACTGGCTGAGCGCCTGGAACTTGAATGCATTCACGCCGGGCGCTTTCGCGAGCTGCGGGATCTGCAGTCGGTGGGAGCTGCAGCATGTGAGGTCGAACGTGCACTACGCTTTGCCTACCTGGCCTGGTATTCGTTCGGAGCCAAGGGAGAGCACTTCGCCAGCAGCTCCGCCAAGTCGACCAGGATGCGGCGTCCGCTCGGCCGCGTCCGCGACCTGCTCACTGAGATTGCTAAAAGACTCAGTGCGGTTCTGATCGAGCAGCGGGACTTCGCGGAGATCCTGACTCGCTACGATGGCAAGGAAAGCTTCTTCTATCTTGATCCACCTTACGTCGAGTTCCAGGCCAATGGGCGATACGAGCCGTTGCCGGAACTGAGGCGCGGCGAACTGTTCAAGCTGCTGTCTCGGCTGAAGGGAAAATTCCTGATGAGCTTCGACGATCATCCCGAGGTTCGCAAGAGAGCTGCGGAGGCCGGTTTCATTGTGAAACCGGTATCGGTTCAATACACGCTCGCGTCGACGACTCCTTCGCGTAACAATCCGTCGCCGGAAGTTCTAATCGCTAACTATCCTATTGCGCCATGATGGCGATACAAATTCTCAAGTTAATCAACCTTCTCAAGACTGCCACCTACTGTTGTTAGGCCCACCATAGCCTTTGCTCTAGACCCGAGTGGTCATTGGCACCGCGATCTTCATAGAGAGGAAATCGTGGAGCGCCAGAGCGAGCTGAGATGGCGATAGTCCCCCCGGCTATCGCCTCCCAGCCCTGAAGGAGCGGCATGACGGCATTGTTATCGACACTTTCGTTGTTCTCGCAGAATCCCTGCGAGTTTGTGAAGGGAATGGGTTCCCTTCGGAAATTCAACCCGTCGACGCGGTTACTGGGAGTACTTGCGATGTGCTGCCTCGTCCTGGCAGCGTCGTTCTCGATGGTCGGATGCACCGGGACCCAGGTTGCGCAGGACATCGTGAACTGGACGCCGACGATCGTATCGACGGCGAACGTTGTCGGGACGACGGTCTCAGCGCTTGCGCCGCAAGATGCCATTGTGATCGCGGCTTTCGTGGCGGGGTTTGATGTGACTGCTCAGACAGTCTCCAGCCAGGCGCAGGCCTACTTGTCCAATCCGAATGCGACGCTGCTGCAGGTTATGCAGATACAAGTGTCCACGTTCCAGCAGTCCGTGAACACAGCTTTGCTGCAGGCTGTGAAGATTGCGAACCCGCAGAGCCAGCAGCAGATCATCGCCGCAATTCAGGCGCTGTCCGTGGGCGTGAATGCGGTGCTGGCGTTGATCGCGAGCATTAAGGGCAATACAGTCACAGCTTCAAAAGCTGCTGTAAGGATTGCCCAGGTTGAACCGCTGATCGATAGGCGCAAGGCTATCGCGATGGTCGCTGAACATTATGGCGAGAGCGACGCCGAGGCCTCTGCGCAGATCGCCTGGACTCAGATGAAGCTAGCGCAGGTCGGTTACTAGGTTTCAAGAGAGGGGAGCGCTACTGCAGTAAGGCTTTCCTAAACCAGGCGGCGGCGACAGACCGTCGCCTGGCACTCGACATACAACGACAGAAGCGAACGGTCCCAGATCGGAGATAGTCCTGCTCGCCCCATTGCGGGGATTGTTCGAGAGGCCGCTTACCTGGGTAACTCAACCAACACCTCTGGCGTCCGAGCGAACTTGCCGGACGCCAGAGCCTTAACGAGGGGGATCGAGTGACCGAAGACGAACGACAGATTTATGTGGACGCTCTGACCGAGAACCGCAGACTCGTGAATGCCACAGAAAAGCAGGCTCTGGAGTTGGTCGCGCTTCGCAGGATCGCCGAGCCCGGCCCGATCTCGGACGGGGATCAAGCGTGGCTCGATGACTGCTTTGCTTACCACTCTCCGACTTCAGAGCAGCAGGTTGCTCTGGCTTGCGTAAGGGAGGCCTTTCTCCAGACGGCTCGGGTCATTCTTCAGAGCGGTCCAGCGTCGGCGGACAGAAGCGCCGCTATGCGGTGTCTGCGGGAATCAAGGATGTGGGCGAATGCCGCCATCGTTCGGGAGGGGCGAAATTGAAGCACATAAATTTATGTGCGTTGCTCACGCGTTCATTGCTGCTCGGCGTGTTGCTGGCCCAGGGATGCGGCAGCGGCCGCGAATGCTTCGCTCAGGCCGTTGAGGTCCAGGAGTCGGACCGCGCCGCGCTTGAAGTTCGCTACGCAGATCTGCAGGCGCAGTTTCGGCAAACGACTGATCCGGCCGTGTTGACCATGATCGTTGCGGAGCTGTGGCCCATCTGGCGGCAGATCGGGGCGCTCAACGATGCGCAGCTGCGCCAGACGGACGCGGCCTTGACTGGCATGCGGCCACAGATTAAAGCGCTGGATACGCTGCAGCGGTATTTGGCGGGGGCTGCATCGGTTCACAGGCGGAGGGGTAAGTGATGCCGACGACGAGGACAGTTCAGCCAGCCATCCAGCCGGTCTGCTGTGCCGGCATTCCGCGCCGCTGCCGAGTTGATCTGATGGTTCCGGCCGAGCTGGCGATTCGCGCCGCCAAGCTGGCCGTGGAGGAAGCAGGTGCGCATGTGCATCTGACCGAGGCTGTAATCCTGCTTTCCCAGGCGCAGGAGAAGGTCGCGGATTTTGTCGACGAGAGTGTCATGGGCGCTCTCCTCTCTCTGCCGGATGAATCCAGCGCTGAGGATGTCGACGACGCCACCGAATGCGAAGGATGCGGGGAGCCGATCTCTGGACAGGTGTATGAAGACGCGGCGGAGCATGAGCTGTGCAAGGCCTGCTTTGCAACATGCGTGGATGTACGGGATTTTGCCAAGGAGGAAAAGTGAAAAAGCTCTACACGCTCATCTTCATCGTGGCCTGCTCTGTTTGTTTGAGCGATGCCCAGTCCACACAACCGAAGCCTCAGCCGAAGCCGGATACGGCACCTCCGGGCGGATGCTGCTGGTTAGGACCAGGTGGACCGCCATGCTGCAAGCCCGACCCGCCCAAACCTCCTGGTCTGCCGGGTGGGAATGTTCCAGGTTTGCCTCCGAGCTGATTGGCAGATGTTCTGCCGCTAGGGCTCCGGACTAACTTCACCTTTACAGCCTTCGGGCCAAGGATACGTGGCGGGACTGGGAGCCCTAGTGGGAGCACATCTGAGGGCCCAAAAGCCAGTTTTTGGATTTCGCGCCACGGGGCGGCGACACGGCGGCGGGGAAGATTTTGGCGGGGGTAGGACGTTTTCGGGTTGTGGAACGCGTACCACGGGGTCAGAAACGCGAAAGTTGCCTCGATTTCGAGGCAGGTTCGGATGTTGAATTCGATTTTTTGAGGTGGACGGGAAAATGGCCAAGATCTGCAGATTTCTCCAGGGCAAGAAAACGGTCCTCATTTCGGTGCTGACTTTGCTGTTTACCGCAGTCGGTTTCTGGCGGGGCGACCTCACGGTTCTCCAGGCGATTCAGATGTTCGGTTTTGTCGGAATTGCTCTCGGCCTGGGCGACAAGCTGCAGCGATACCTGCCGCAGATCCTGATTGGACTGCAGGGGCTGGCGACCGCGATCGCAGATCTGAAGGCTGGCCAGCCGGTGGCCGGAGTAGAGGCGATCGAAGGGGTGGCCGCGCGGCTGCTGCCAACTATCGCCGCTGAGACGGGGCTGCATATTACGGGAGACCCGGATCACGTTTCTGCGTTCATAGACGCCATCTCCTCTCCGCAGCTGTCGACTCTTGTACATACCTATCCGAGTCAAAATGCGCCCACAGCCGTACCGGGAGCGAACTCGTGACCCTTCTCGGTTTGACCGGCGAGCAGCCGAGTGGAGAGGTTCGGATTGGCTTCCGCTCCGGCTGGGTCCGGATGGTGGCGCTTTCTCTCGGTAGCGCGAGCGGCATCGGCCTGGCTGTCGCGGCCTTCGATCTGGCTCATGAAAACCCAGCTGAGGTTTTTGGGATGCTCCGCCAGCAGGGACTTTACTGGCTGCTTGGCCTGGTCGCAATGTACTTCGGCTGGGATCTACTGAAAAGTGGCGTAGCTCATCTTGGAAAGCTGTCGGACTCGGTGCAAGAGTCAGCTGTGGCCATGAGCCGGATTGCAGACAAAGATGATCGCGAGCGCGATCGCATGATCACCGAGACAGCCTTCATCGGGCAGCGGCTGGAACGGATGGCGCAGGAGGCGCGCGACGAACGCGCCGAGCAGAGGGCGCACAATGCGCGGATGGAAGCGCTGATACAGAGTATTTCGAAAGACCGAGAGGGGTAGACATGGGGCCGGATGTGGCGCAGATCAAACGGTTGAGGGGGGCGATTGTCGAGGTGCTTTATGCACGGCATCAGGCTCAGCAGTCTCGCGTCGACCATGTGGCGCTCTGGCGCATCTTGCGAGAGCTGGGCTTTGATATTGGCGAGTTCGACCTACTCACAGCTCTGCAGGATATGCGTGAGCGCTCTTACGTCACCTACCAGGACAGCAAGAACCGGCTCACCAACCGAGTCCAGGTTTGGCAGATCCAGCTCACGCCGAAAGGCCGCGATCTGCGCGAAGAAACGATTCAAGACCCGGCGGTGCAGTTCTAAGGAGTGCGCGATGACGAATCCCAGGCCGCGCACGGGCGATAAGCGCCGCGCACAACAGCCTCTGAAAATAGACCGGCTTCCTGCTGATGTGCGGGAAGCTATTCAATACCTCAAGAACACCAGAGGTAAGACCTGGCAGGAGATCGAAGAGCAATCCGCGCTTCCGTATAGCCAGAAGTGGGCCACAGACTTTGGCGGCTTCGTGAACTGGGAAGCGCTCCCGCTCGATGTGCTGGAGCTGTATCCAGACATGAAGCTGCCACACACAAACCTCCACCGCTGGTATGACCTGCGCATCAGCCAAGTGCAAGCCGAGGTCCAGGCACGTTCCGTTCAGGCGCGCGTGATCGCGAAAGCCTTTGCCAAGTCTGTAGTGACCGGCGGCGATAGCGCCGTGCTCAACGCGGCCCGCGACCAGATCATGTCTATTCTCAGCGAGGATGCCAGCGAGAAAGGCCGCATGAGCGCTGCCAAGGCTCTGATCGTCCTGGCTGAGGTCATGCAGGAAGCGCGACTGAACGACATCAAGGAACGCCAAGTAAAGGTGGACGAACGAAAGATTGAGATCGTCGAGGCCCGCGAGAAGATCGCTCGCCAGCGTCTGGAGGATGAGACGCAACGCGCGGCCGCGAAGGTCGCAGACGGCCAGTTCAACATCGACGACATCAACCGCATCCGCTCGCAGGTGTTCGGCATGCCGCCGCTGCCGGTGTCCAATGGCTGAGGTATACCAATCCTCTGTCAAGCTGCCTGCCGTACTTCAGATGCGGCCGTACCAGCAACGCTGGATCGATGACGACACTCGATTCAAGTGCGTGGTCAAATCCGCGCGTATCGGATTCTCCTTCGCTACCGCGTGGCGGCGCGTCCAGAAGGCAATGCAGAAGCCCGGCTTGACTTGCACAGTGCTGAGCGCGTCGAAGGCCCAGTCTGTAGAGTTCGTCGAGACCTGCGCAAAGCTGGTGGAACTGATCGGCGAAACAGCGAGGCACGTAAGCGATGAAGATTTCGTGGACAACCTTGGGAAAATTGAGGCCATCCAGAGCCGGATCAGCTTTCCGAATGGCTCGCGTATCATTGCGCTCCCGGCTAACCCCCGCACGGCGCGTGGCTATCCCGGCGATGCGGTCCTGGACGAGTTCGCTCATCACGAAGACAGCTACGCCATCTTCGCGGCCGTCTTCCGCCAGGTCGCTCTCGGCAACTCGCTGGAAGTCATCTCGACGCCAAACGGTGAGCAGGGTAAGTTCTACGATATTGCGCGCAACCTCGGTCTTGAGCTTGGCGTGGCTCCTGATTCGCTACCGGTTATGCGTGATGGTTGGAGCGGACACTGGGTGGATGTACACCGCGCAGTAGCCGAAGGCTGCCCGATCGACATCGAAGGGATGCGGCTCGGCCTGAACGACGAGGACACATGGAATCAGGAGTTCCTGTGCACCTTCCTCAAGTCGACCGGTGCGTGGTTGACGCTCGATCTCATCTCCGCCTGTGAGGATGCTGGCGCAACGATTGAACTGCCTCCTGGCTTCATACCTCGCGGACGCCTCCATGCTGGTATCGACGTTGGCCGCGATCATGACGCTACTTGCCTCTGGCTCGATGAGCAGATCGGCGACGTGGCCTGGACTCGTGCAGTGACGAAGCTACATGCGATGCCCTTTCCAGAGCAGGCAAAGAGACTCAATCCAATCGTGCGCATGACCACGAGGTCTGCGATCGACAAGACGGGTATGGGCGTTGGCCTGTTCGATTTGTTGAATCTGGAGAATGCTGGGCGCTTGATGGGCGTGAGCTTCTCCGGCACCAGCGACAATGGCGTGCGGATGAAGACGGATCTGGCGATTCGGATAAAGAAACGCTTCGAGCAGAATCGCAGCCGAATCCCTTACGACCCAGGCATCCGCACTGAACTACAGGCCATCAAGCGCCAGGCCACGTCGACGGGCGTAACCTTTGACGCGCCGAGGGTCGAAGTCGACACTGCTGTAGCCGGTGGAGTAAAGAAGAAACTCTTTGCCCACGCCGATGCGTTCTGGGCGAAGGCGCTGGCAGATATGGCAGCTGACACTGGGATCTGCGAGCTGGGCGCGACAACGCCAGCTGTGCCCACTTCCTACTCAAGGCTTGGAGGCTATCTGTAATGGCACCAGCTGACGAAATTTGTATGTGTCCATTCGAGACGGAGACTCACGTTTGTATGTGTGTCAGACCCAAACAACAGGCTGGTGATCGGTGCGCACTTTGTCTGGCCGGCCAGCACTCGATGGACCCGCGCGAGGCAGTAGAAGCGGCTCTGGCAAAGGATGATTTCAATGGCTGAAGACTTAGACAAACCGCAGAACATTCCAGAGGCGCCGCCCAAGGGAGCTATCGTCTCCGACCAGGCGTTGTACATGACGCAGATCTCGCTCTACCGGAACTCCCTGGCCTTCGGTGGCCAGCGAGATCCCAGCACGATTTGGGCGACGATGGTCTACAACCATCCGCAGGCAATGCTGCTCTACCGCGAGCTGGAGGAGAAAGACGAGGACGTGGGCAATGCGCTCGACAGTCTTCGCCTCAGTGTGTTGGAGCGCGATCGCGGCGTGACGCCTGGTGACGATTCATCGCTCGGGCTGGAGGTCGCCCAGTTCATCGAGCAGCAGCTGGACAACCTCCCAGACTTTCACTCGACGCTGGACTGCATACTCGATGCACCTGGCTATGGCTTCAGCGTGCAGGAGATGATCTTCGATACTAGCGAAGGCCAGGCATCACTGATCGGCATCAACGATTGTCCGCAGGAGCTTTTCCTGTTCGGCGATCGCTACCAGCCGCAGATCGGGCAGCTGCAGTTTCTCGACCAGCCGTGGGCGTCGACGGGCACACCTGTGCCAGAACAGAAGTTCATCGTCTACAGCTACCGGATGCGTGGGCGCAACCGCATGGGTCGGCCGCTGCTCAAGAACGTCTTCTGGCCCAGTTGGTTCAAGCGCAACATGCTTCGCCTTTGGGTGCAGTACGCGGAAAAGGGGCCGGGCACTGCCGTGGTCCGATACAACGACGCCGACAATATCGCGGAGAAGACGAACGCAGCAGCGATCGCGCAGGCGATTATCGATAATACTGCCATCGCGATGCCTATGGGGATGCAGTACGACCAGGAGCTGCTCAAGATCGCCCGCACCCAAGACCCTGCCGTCTACGAGAAGTTCTATCAGGCGATGCAATATTCGATTGCGCGAAAGATTCTGGGCGAAACGTTGACCAGCTTTGGAAACGAAGGCGGCGGCGGTTCCAAGGCTCAGGGCGACGTTCATGCAGCTACAAAGAATGAGCGATCGATTGAACTTTCTCGCGCGGTATCTTCAGTGGTTAACCGCCAAATGATCCGACCGCTGGTGATTTGGAACTATGGGCCGGATGCTCCAATGCCGAAGTGGGGCTTTGACATTGAGGAGGAGGAAGATTTGCAGGCGCGGCTTACGGTCGATTCAGGCCTGCAGCGTATGGGCAAAAAGTTCAGCGTTGGGTATGTTGCCGATCGCTTTGACGCACCGATTGCACCAGGCGAAAATCCGGATGACATCCTAGTGCCGAATGTGAGTGCACCGCAGGTCATGCTCACGGACAAATCTTCATCCGACTTCAGCGAGGCAGAGCAGGAGGCCGCGGCGGAGCTGGGCGAGTTCGATAAGCTCTTTGCGCAGCTACAGAATGAATCGCGCGGGCTGTTCAAGGAGCGGATCGGCGAGGTCGCTGATGCGGCTCGACAGTCAGTGGTGAAGTAAATGCAGCTCGTCATGGACATGCTGGATGGTCGACCAATTCCAAGACGCGGTGACAGGCTGTCATCTCCGCGCACTTTGTACTGGGTGATGGGATCTCGCCAGGTCAAGCGTAGAGACCCAGTAGCTGTGCCCAGAGCGCGACTCTTTGTGGCCAAGGCAAATGACATCGATCCGGAATTAAAGAATCGATTGCTCAAGTCTGCATTGAGACGGGGCAGCTCTCAGCTCTTCGAATTCACCTTCTATCCGCGAAAGAAAAAGAGTGTTTCGTTCGAGCAGTATCTGGGAGCCAAGTAACGATGCGCCCAAATGTGATGCGCGATAGCGCCGTGCAATACCGTGTCGGTAACTTGCTGTCGATGCACTTGGCTGCTGCCAACGTACTCGGCCGCGCCCAGGTGATTCGTCAGGCGCATCGCAAGACTGGCCACATCCTGCAGATGACAGGTATCTCCCGCAAGGGTGGATGGATACACGGTCCTTCTCTCAGCCACTTCGCTGAAGGCGATGACTTTACGGCTGGCTTTGACACCGGCATGTCCGGAGAGGACGTCGCCGCGTACCTTCGCGGGCTGACTCCGGTCACCAAGGAAGTCTTCGACGGTCTCTCTGCGCAGTATCGGCAGGATGCATTCACGCTGGCCGGTGTAAGCGACGTGCGCCTGATTCAGAAGGTGCGCGACGAACTGGCCGACGTCGCGGAAGAAGGCGGCACGGTAGAGGAGTTCGAAGCGGCCGTCAACAAGATGCTCTCGGACGCCGGCGTCGAGGCCATCAACGCGTTCACCCTCGACACTGCATTCCAGACTGCGATGCAGAAGGCTTACAGCCTCGGCCGCTACGAGCAGATGCGAGATCCGGCCACGATGGAGGTTCTCCCCGCGTGGCAGTACTGGACAGTAGGCGATGCGCGTGTGCGGCCGGAGCATCGCGTCTTGCATAAATTCGCAGCTCGCGCAGATGATCCAGTGTGGTTGAAGATATATCCACCGAACGGGTTCAATTGCCGCTGCAGCGTCGTACCGATTCCGGCCAGCGAAGCGCCGAAGGACTGGGAACAGCCAGGCTATGCAAGGCTTCCGCTGCTGGCCAAAGCGAAGGTTCCACAGCCGGGCTTTGGGAAAGTATTCGCAGCATAACCAATCTTTGCAAGAAACTCACCGAGCCTTATGACTCAACAGTGAGACTCGGTGTGTGGCGGAAGTTACCAAGACGGTTGCAGGACAGGCTGAGAACAACTCACCGTGGATAGAGATATTCCGCGCTGGCGACTACACCGCCCAGGGTAAAGCGAAAATCACCCGCGCAGATCTTGAGCGCGTGATTCGCAATTATGATCCCAGCTTCCACGAAGCGCCTGTTACTGTAGGCCATCCCAAGAACGATCTCCCTGCATTCGCATGGATCGATCGCCTGGCGCTCAACGGCGATACGCTTCTAGCCAAAGAAAAACAGGTCGATCCTCAGTTTAATGAGGCTCGCAAGGCCGGGCGCTATAAGAAGCGCTCCGCCGCCTTCTATCAGGACGCAGACGGCAATGTCACCGGCCTTCGCCATGTCGGCTGGCTCGGTGCGCAGCCGCCTGAAGTCAAGGGTTTGCAGAATGTCAATTTCGAAGACAAGGGCCGCGAGTTCATAACAGTGGACTTCGGTGAGGAGGAAGTTGTGGCAGACGAAACCAAAACGATGGACGAGCGTATCCGCGCGTTCTTTGCCGAGATGTTTACCAGCAAGCCGGGTACCGCAACCTTTAGCGAGGCTGATGTCAAGCGCATTGCTACCGAGGCCGTGACGGCCGCCACAGCCCCTTTGACGGCACAGATCACCACGCTTGAAACCAACCTGAAGACGCAGACCACTCAGTTCAGCGAGCGCGAGAAACAGTTTGCAAGTGGCGAAGTGAAGCAACGCGCCACTGCTGCGATTGGCAAGTTGAAGGCTGAAGGTAAGTGGGTGCCAGCTTTCGACAAGATGGGCCTCGACGTAGTCTTCGACGAGCTGGCCAAGACCACCACAACGATTGAGTTCGGTGAGGGCGATAAGAAGAAGACCGTAACGCCGCTCGAAGCCCTGGTGCTCTTCATGGAAGGACTTCCAAAGATCGTTCCAGGCGGTACTCACTTCACGGGCCAGCAATCGGCATCAGCGGCCAGCGGAAAGGGCGACCCCCTCTCGGCGGCAGCTTACAAGCGATCCTCTGAAAAGAGCATTTCTTTCTCTGAGGCGATGGAACAGATTGTCCGTGAGAATCCTGAGCTGGTGAACGCGGGATCTGGGACGTCTGGCTCTGTCTAGAAGCTTAGTGGGCCACTCCGGCTACTGCGGTACGTTGGCTAAGCGCCATGACTAAGGTCGTGGCGCGGACTCGGAAATACACCGGGGGTAAGTCCGAGGTGAGTTTGCGATTTCTTTGAACTTAAGGAGCGTTTTCGATGACGAACATCAACGTTGAACTGAAGGGGCCCAAGGGGCCTCAGATTTCGGAAAGCCTTCTGCCTGCAGCTGTTTCGGGCTTCACGCGCGGCCTCGCTGTGGTTTATGGGACCGACAATTCGCATGCGGCTTTGCCGACTGCAGCTGGCTCGCTGTGCGTTGGTCTACTCGAAGAGGACGCTGTATCGCTGCAGCTTCCTGTCCGAGTGATTGAGCATGGACAGACGGTGGCCCAGATCGGCGCAGCCGTTTCCGCACTCCAGCTGCTGACCTGCAACGCCAGTGGCCAGCTGATCCCTGCAGGTCCGGGGCAGCCGGTAATCGCGATTGCACTCTCCGGTAATCCGAATGCTGGCGACTACATCACGGTCTTCGTCTTTGGACCAGGAGGCTATGCGCCAGGCAATGCGGCTACGCACTACACCGCCGCCGGTGCGATCCTGGTGGTCTCGGGTGATGCAGGTATCGGCAGTGCCGCCGCGCTTGCCATGACCCTCGCGGCTCCGACAGCGCTGCAGGATGGGACGGAGATCTTCATCGTTGCTGAGACGGCTCATGCCCACACGATCACGACGCCCGCCAACGGAATCAACGGCAACAAGCACATACTCACCTTCGCGGCGCAAGGTGACTCGGCAGTCCTGAACGCGGTAGGCGGTGTGTGGTATGCCAATGCCCTCGTCGGGACGGCGGCGCTCTCCTAGTAGTCAAGTAGCACCCACTGGCGCTGCCAAGGCGGCGCTGGTGATTCGAAACAGAAATCTACCCGCAAGGGCAGGAGGAAGATCAGATGGGCGGTTTCGTAGCAACAATGCCAGTCGGCGCTCTCAATGTGGCGTTAAGCAACTACGCCAAAGAGTTTCGCAACAATGCTTTGGTGGGAGACATGCTTGCGCCTCGCGTGCCCGTCGATCACCAGAGCTTCCAGTACGTTGTTTGGAACCGCGACGACATGCGCGTCCCCGGTGCCACGCTGCGTGCGCCGGGCGACACGGCGTCCACCACGCGCCGATCCTATTCGGTCGCTCCTTACATGTGTCAGAGCCATGCCCTGAAGGGGAATGTTCCTTTCGAGAGTGAGGCATACGGGCTCGGCCTTGGTTTCAGCACCAAGATGCAACTCACGAAGCAGCTGATCAGCCAGATCAATCTGGATCGCGAAGTAGCAATCGCCAATCTGCTGCTGAATACCACTAATTTTCCAAACGGCGTCACGCTGAGCGGCACGTCAATGTGGGATGCCTACCCAACCACGCCTGAGACGGGTACGGATGGCTCGCATCCGATCCCGGTGGTCGATGGCTATAAGGCGCTCTTGCGGCAGGCCGGCGTCCAGGATCAAGACATGGTGCTCCTCCTGTCTGATCCTGTGGCAGTGAAGCTCCGCAATCATCCTGATTTGATTGACCGTTTCAAGTTCACCAATCCGCAGGGCGGCATCACGAATGCCCAGCTGAGCGCGGCGTTCGGAGTGAAGGTGGTTCAGGCTTCGGCCATTCAGTTGAGCGCAGGCAATGTTGCCAGCTGGGTGTGGGGCAACAATGCGCTACTCGCTTATGCGCAGGCCGCGCCGTCCATGCAGGATGTTTCCTGCGCCAAGACGTTCGTGTGGACTGGCAGCCAGGGAGACAGCGGCCGCTCGATTCCAGGGCCGATGAACACCGTCGACGGCTATGGCGTCCAGGAGTGGATCGATCCCGACCTCTCCGCCAAGCGCTATTGGGAGAGCGTCGATTGGTACTACGGACTCGAAGTAACCGCAGTCGAGACCGCGATCCCGATCCTGAATGCCGTCACTGCTCCGACGATGGGCGTCGTAGCCAGCGACATCGAGGGCTAAACCTTACGAGGGGTAACCGGGCGCGCCGCGTTCGCGAGGCGCGCCTTTTTCGCAGACAGTCAGAACACAGAGGAGGATTTAACCGATGGCCGCTAAAGCGCCTGCAACCGAAACTACGAAAGCCCGCACCACGCAGCATCGAGTCCTGCAGAACCTGCGCCACAACGGGAAGCATATCAATCCGGGCAAGACGGTGCAGCTCACTGCGAAAGACGCGAAGATTCTGATCGATCGCAAGGTTGTTGAGCCTATTCGCGGCGGAGCAGGTGCAGCCGAATCTGAGACGACGGCGGATGAATCGACCGGCGAAACCATAACTGAGTAGAAGTTTTCGAGGAAGTCTCAAAGTCAATGGCCTACGCCGTCCAATCCGATCTCGTACCGCTCCGCCTTACCCTGGCGGAGCTGGTACAGCTTACGGATGATGATAACTCTGGGCAAGTGAACACTGATACGGTGTCCGCTGCTCTTGAGGAAGCCAGCGGCCGCGTCGACAGCTACTGCCGTGGCCGCTATGCGACGCCGCTGCAGGTCGGCGACGACGTCAAGGGCATGACTCTGGACATTGGTCTCTATCTGCTGTTCTCACGGCGTCGCAACGCCAAGATGACAGAGACGATTCGGCAGCGTTATGAGGATGCCATCGCCTTCCTGAAAGACATCGCCGCAGCAAAGGCGTCGCTCGATCAGCCTGTAACGCAGGTCTCTCCTCAGACGTCGACGGCAGGCCCGCAGATCTCAGAGCGTGACCGGCATCTGCGCTTCAGCAATCACAAACTCGAAGGGTACATCTAATGGCGGCTCTTCGTGTCAATGTCAACAGCGATGGAGTTGCCAAGGCGCTCGGCCAATTTGCAGCCAATACGTCTTCGGGCAAACGCGCACAGCTCATGGCTGTGATCGGCGCAGGGCAGCTGGTGAGTGTCTACCGCACCTTCGATGAGGAAGGATCGCCAGCAGGCTCCTGGCCGCGCCTGGCTGCATCCACGGTGAAGCGAATGAAGGGTGCCGCAAGCGGTCATAAGCTCTTGATTCGTAGCGGGCGTCTGCGCAATTCGATCCGTGCGGAGGTCACTCAGAACGTTGTCGTAATCGGCACAAACGTGAAATACGCAGGCGTCCACCAACGCGGCTCCGCTGATCGCGGGTCTGGCGCTGGACCGCAGGCGCGCATTGCAGGGCGTGATGTAAAGGTCGACAGCCATGAGTCGCACTGGATGCAGCGGCGCGGGCTACGCGGCGTTCAAATCGTGGATAAGAACGGTAAAAAAAGAACTGTCGTCAAGAAAGAGATCGGCCCTCTCCAGCGCAAGAAAACGACAGTCCGATCGCATAGCCGATTCCAGAACATCCCGGCTCGTCCGTATTTGGTGTTCCGGCCAGAAGACCCTCAGAGGATTGAAGAGCAGGTAGCGCTTTTCTATGTTACCCAGGCGAAAGACGCCGGACTGAAGGTGAACTGATGCCGACTCAGTTTTTGCCGGGTGACGTTGAGCTGGCCATTGAGGCGCTTCTAGCTCAGGAACTGACCGGCGTGGATACTTCGTCGCTGGGCGATGCAGAGCTTGATGACGATGATCAACTCGTCCTGCAGCTACCGTGTGCCCGCCCGCGCTACCGTGATTCGAACTATGGCAACGGAAGCGATCTCACGCAGACCACCTATCCAGAGTGCGAGCACATCTACGAGATCTGGTGCGCAGACGAAAACCTCGTGAGCAAGGCAGCTGAGCGCCGCGCCTCGAAGGCCATAGCGGGAAGGGTACTCGCAGTCATGGCCGGAGCAATCCTCACAATCCCAGATGGAACCGAGGAAACGTCATGCCCGGTAAGGCTGCTCGGGGTCTCGTCTGTGCCTGGCGACGTCATCGGCATGATCTACCTGGTGCGAATTGCAGTACCGGGCATCGCGCAATTCCCAGGAGGAGCTGTCAATGAGAGCTGAACGTACCGATTTCGTGAATATCCGCCTGACCGCTGCAGGCGTAAATCAAGTGGGCTCAGGCGGAGCACTCACTTTCAGCAACCGGCACATGCACTACACGTTCAAGCCGGGCGAAGAGCAAGAAGTGGTCCTGCGTTACGAGTGGAACGCTGTTCTCCGCCATGAGCGAGCCGCTGGTACCAGCGATCCACTATTCGAAGTGGTTGAAGACATCCAGGCGGACAACAGCGCGGACCCAGACGAACAAATCAAGGAAGAGGGAGAGAACAATGGCAGCATTTGAGAGTCAGAAAAAATCATCCAGGCTACTTGTATTAGCTCCCAGCAGGCAGGCTGGCTACGGCACAGCGCTGGTCGGCTCGAAACTGACAGCCGGTTGGCTGCAGAGATTCGATGGATCTGGCGTCCCGGATATGACGCCATCGAAGCGCACAGATAAAGAAATGTCCGGCAAAGGCACCGAGTTCACGACGAATCAGCAGACCACCGGCTGGGACACAAAGTTCGGCTTCAAGAGCGACCTTGATGCGCGTCTGGCAGGATGGGCCTTCGCCTTTGCGATGGGCAAGGATACAGTGACTGGCTCGGCCGCACCATACACGCATGCGATGTCGTTCGATGAGTCGACGACTCAGGCAGTAGCCACAACCCTCTATGTCCAGGACACTGCTGCCATCGAGCGCATGCTGATCGACATGGCGGTATCCGATCTTACGCTGACCATTCCGGCGCGCGGCGCCTGCACTCTCGAAGCGAACTTTCTCGGAACTGGCATTTGGACCAACGGTGCCTTGGGTTCGCTTCCAGCGCTCGATCAGCCCACCTATCTACTCGGCTCAGACTGCACTTTGACTCTAGGCCCCGTTGGTTCCCTGGCTTCGCTAGTGGGACGGCACATGTCTTCCACGATCAAGCTCTCGACAGGAGTAATGAATCACACGGCTCCCGGAGCCGGTCTCTATGGCATCTTCCCGCGCACTGGTCTGCGCAAGTTTTCGTTCGAGACAACGATCGCAGCGAAGGACACTGACGACATCAGCACCCTGCTCGAAAACGACACAGCCTGCGGCGGTCTGTGGGCAATCAACTCGGGGGCGTCTGCGCAGCTGAATATCAGCATTCCAGCCTTCCATCTCAAGGCCAACAAACTCGGCTTCGACGGCAACATGGTTGTCTGGCAGATCTCGGGCGACGAGACCAGTTGCCTTTGGGCATCCGGAGCTCCGGCAATCTCCGCGCAGGCGATCAATGCAATCGCGACTTTCCTGAGCACCTAGAGTTCCTTCCGGGGCGTGTGCGCAACCGCACGCCCTTCTTTTTACCGGCTGCATCCTACGCGGCCGTCGAGGCGCACGCACCTCCTACGCGGGCCTCAAGCTGGGCACGGTCCTTCACCGTGGTAACGAAAGCAAGAAAGCCAGAAATCTGGCTAACCCAACCGTGAAGGATTCCCATGACAGTCACAGCTTCCAATCAAATTGACCTCACCGCTGATCGCCGCATTGTGCTGCGCCAGCGCGGCCACGAATTTATGCTTCGCCTTCGTCCGGTGATGGAGATCGACTGGTTCAAATACTTCGACGCGATCGTCGTCACTGCTGAGCAGCATGGCAGAGAGGTGTCTCGCAGCATAGACCATGGAGCGGCCGGACTGAATCTTGTGGAGAGCCTCCTTGTGGGGGTAGTGGGATACGCGGCATCGAACGATGGAGTCTCGATCGAGAGTATTCCAGGGTGGCAATCGAAGCTGCCGATCGGCCACAGACTTGCAGTTTTAGATACGGTCCTCAACGTCCGAGCTGTCGAACCTCCCGACGACGATCCATTCATCTTCGATCGAGAGGTTGTTTACCTTGAAGCGCTGTGGGGGGCGGATGAAGACGGCAACATGCGGATGGTGAGCGGCCTCAAGCATGTTTTTGCGACTCCATCCGCAGAGCACTACCGCTCCTACATGAATCAGATCAGCCGGTCGAAGGTCGTAGGAGGAAGCCGTAGCGGAAAGACGATCTACGCCGGTGCGCAGCGCGTGCTGTGCTCCATCTATGACGAGCTCATCAAGGATTACGAGGGTTACTGTGTCAACGGGTCTCCGAACTTCATGAGCGACAAGATGGACGCACGCCACAAGGTGGCTGCTGCAGAGCGGCTCTTTGCTGCGGTCGAGGTAGAGCAGTAGCGATGGCAATCGACGTCACCCGCGATCTCGAAGGCCTCGGTCAAGCACTCGATGAAGTGCTCAACCAGGACTTCGCATTTTCGCGGGTGCGTCGCAGCTTTGAAGAGAGCGAGGGCGCTGACCGAGATCACGTACTCGCGTCCCTGCCGCCGCGCACGCTCTCTCCGGGCTACTATCGCTGGGCTGACTACATCGTTTGGCTTGCTGAGCGTCTAAAGGATGGCATCACCGTCCGCTACATGGACATGTGCGAGGTAGAGGGACTTGTCGCTTTAGACCGCGCCAGGCTTCGGTTTGACTGTGATCACCCAACCTGCGCTTGCGGCGCGCACCAGGAGAGCCGCTTCAGCCAGAAATGTCATTCCTGCGGGCTTGAGTTCCGCAAGCACGGAGCTGCCTGATGTCGAGCAACTCCAATGTAGCGATCACGATCTCAGTCATAGACCAGGGCGGCACGAAGTCTGTCATCGAGTTGCAGGGCGCACTCGAGGGACTCGGGCAGACATCCAACAAGGTCGGCAACCAGATGCAACGCGCCTTCGGTCCCCCGCCAATCAGGCCGTCTTCATGGATACGCGAGACAGAAGAAGCTAGTCAGCACATGCTTACCTCGCTGGACAATGTGCGCCTCTTGCGGGACGACCTCGGTATCCGTATTCCGCGCAGCATGGAAAAGGCGATCGCGAGCAGCGCGGTGTTGAGCGGCGCGATCGGCGCGATCGGTAGTACTCTACTGGGCGTCGGAGCGGTCGAGATATTCGCACACATGGGTGAGGAGATTTATAACGCCTATGAAAAATATTTGGACCTGAGCGGTGCCGCAGAGGAGTACCAGAAGCAAATCGAAAAGACGAAGGGTGAGGATTTCATCAACACCCATTCGATCGAGACTGCCAACGCTAGGATTATCGAGGCTACGAAATCTGCACAGCAGCTCCAAGCTTTAGCTCAGCAGATGCACGGTGGCCTTTTCAGTGATGTCGGAAATGGAGCTAGCTCAGGAGGCCTGATGGGTGGCCTGCAGGCCGCAATTATGGATACTTTTGGTGCTCGGAAGATGGCTGATGCGGGCAATGTGAAGCAAGAGCAAGCGGATGCTCTTAAGCCGAAACAGGTAGCCGATCAGCACGAATTGAACCTGGGCGCAATCGAGCTGCAGCACGCCTCAGACGCCAGGCTAAAGGGCGAAGCTGCAATCACGGCAGAGATGCAGAAACAGTTGCAGATCAATGCGGAAAATCAGCGCTTTGGAGTCCAGCAGGACAAGCTGCACGGCAATGTGACACCGGGCAATGCAGGAAACGCGATGCAGGATCAGAAAGACGCTATCGTACTCGCCGAGACGAGCGCAAAGCGCATCGAACAGGCTCAAAAAGAACATGACGAGATTCTCCACCTCCAGAAGGAGGCCATTGACGCGAGCCTGACAGGAAACGCTTTGTATGCTGCGCAAGAGCAGCAGTCAATCGATGAAGTGGTCCGGAAGTTTCAGCAGGGCGAGATCTCAAAGCAAGCCGAAGTCGCCGAGACCGCCGCGATCCGAGCGAAGTCCGATGGCGATGCAATCAAGCGCCAGGATGAGCTGGACGCACGCGTACGCAAGGCCACTGCCGACGCTGCCGCTGCCGGGTTGACCGGGATTGCTCGAATTCAGGCGGAGATGTCAGCCGCGATACAAGCGATCGACGACGAAGAGAAAAAGGCTATAGGCCGGGGTGGCGTTGAAACACCGCAGCAATCGGCAAGCTACCAGGCCTTGCGGGGCGCGGCTGCCAGTGCTGGAAATGAGAAGCAAATTGAGGCAGAGAGACAGTTCTATGAAGAGCTGACACAACTTGGCGAAAGCTATGACACCAGCTCACTCGAAGGTTACGCAAAGATCGATTCTGAGGCCCAGGAGCGGATAAACAACATCACCAAGCACTGGCAGGAATCCTATGGGCAGATGGACGCAATGGACTTGTCGAGCGTTCTTGCGTTCACCCAGTCTATGGGCAAGATCGTCGAGGTAGAGGCCGACGCCAATCAACAGAGAGAGCGCCTGCACAGGCAGACGATGGAGTCATTGACTAAAGAGGAGGAGCTCGCCGCACGCGACAGCTTGCCGCCTTGGATGGCTGCAGAGATGGCGATAGCCGATACCTACAACGACCGTGTACGCAAGGCCAAGGAGGCGCTCGATCACCAGCAGATAGATCAGACAGAATATAACGCGACGATGGTCGCGGCTTCGGCTGTAGCTCAGGCACAGATGACGAAGCAAATGCAGCAGACGCGCGACCAGCTCGCGTCGCAGCTACAGAGCTTCTTTCAGCATCCTGAGCAATTCATCGAAAAGAAGGCGATGGACACGGCCTTCCAGTTCGCGGCCAACGAGATGATGCAGTTGTTTCAAAAGGACGGCAGCAATCCGGTAGTTGGTGGTCTCGGCTGGCTTTTCGGAATGAACGGACAGGCTTCGACTTCGACAGATCCAAAGACATTTGGAAAGAGCCTCCTTGGCATGGGTGGGCACGGCGCAGGCGGCACGGGGATGTCTTCCATCAGTCAGGCTGGAACAACGTTCACCACGGCCAGCACAACGATGACTACGGCGTCTTCGACGTTCCTGACGGCAGTGCAGATGTTCCAGCAGAGCGTGAGCACAAGCGGTTTCGGCGGCGGAATGGGAACAGGAGGTGGCGGCACGGGACTTGGCTCCTTTGCGAACCTCGGCGGCGGCTCTGCGGGTGATGGCGGATCGACGTCGAGCAGCTCTGATTTCTCCCTCGGCTATGGCGGCGCCGATATGGGATCGTACAGCGGCATGGCGACAAGTAATGCCTTGTCTGGCGGCGGAACGGGCGTCACAGGAACTGGAGAGATGGCTGGAATTGGATCTTCTGCAACGGGGACTGCGGCCGCTGCCAGCAATCCCTATCTGGGAGCTGCTGGAGGAGCGATCACCGGTGCGCTCGGCGTATACAGCGCTTATCAAAACTCCAATCCTCTCGGTGGCGCTTTGTCTGGAGCGATGCTCGGCGCTTCAGTCGGCAGTATCATCCCTGGCGTAGGCACGGCGATCGGCGCAGTCGTCGGTGGCATTGCAGGGCTGCTGGCGGGTGTCTTTGGCGATCAGGGCAAGAGTCAAGCACAGGACTACGACTCGAAAACTATTCAACCAGGCATAGCTGCCGAGCTGCAGCAGTACAACAGTGGCTCTACGGGCTACGAGCAGGCGACGCAGTATCTCAGCCAATTGCAAGTAAGCGCACAGCAGCAAACCAGCACTTGGGGCCGCGGTGCTTCGAGTTGGTATCGGAGCCACATCCTAAGCGAAATTCAGGCTGCCCAGCAGCAAATTGCAACGGAAGAAAAGAACGGCCGCTCGCTTGTTGGCATGAGCGCGGCTCAGTACCACACAGGCGGTTGGATCGGTGACTTCGGTGACTACGGTACAAGCTCCACGGAAGGCTTTATCCATGCCAAGGCCGGAGAATTCATGGTGCATGACGGCGCTGCGGCCGGCAATGGAGCACTCCTTCAGGCGATCAACAGCGGCCGCTCTGTGTCACCAGCGGCCGCGCAAGGCTCGCGGATGGTGCCAGCCAGCATGGGCGGCGGATTCACCATTCCGATTACAGCCTGGGATGGTGCGAGCGTGGACAGCTGGCTGCGAAACGGCGGGGCTTTGAGGATGAGTCAGGCAGTCAATGCGGCTACTGGCCAGTACGGAGGTATCGGACGCCGATGAGCCAGCATGACATCCTCAACCCCACACCGAGGCACCCGCTGAATCCGGATTATCAGTTCCAGCGGAAGCGGCCGATCACGCATTTGAATGCAAAAGCGAATCGTGGCGTACCATACTTTCGCGATCTTACTGACGTGGGTCATCAGATCGTTCTGAGTTGGGTAGACAAGACCGTCGACGAAGCGGACGCTCTCAAAAATTACTATGAGCAATACCAGGACGGCTTTTTCACCTACATCGATCACGAGGGCGGTGGCAGGCACTACGTTGGCCACTTCACTTCGCCCGTCGAGCCTTCGCCTTCGTCGCACAATCACTGGTTTATTCAGCAGGTCACATTCGATGAAGTTCCAACTGTTCCCATGCTGGTATATCCACATCGCTGGGACAAGGACGCGGTCTGGCAGAAGCTCATCACTGATTATGGCGATGGTCCTATGGCTGCGACTCACGGATCGTGGACGCTGACAGCAAACGCTGTGGCGAAAAGCGGGTCTGAGCTTGTAAGTCCGAACACGATCTTTGGATCGGCAGCGTATCAATACCGAGGATACGGGTTCCAATTCTGGGCTCGGACCGGTCCTGACATGGGCATCGGGCAGTTGGTGCTCGATGGCACGGTGCTAGGAAATATCGATTTCTACAGTCCTGTGCCTTCAACTGAGGCTGGGCCGATTCAGACCCGCCTGAATATTCCGCTTGGAGTGCATGTTGTCCAGTTGAACACGACCAGCCTTAAGAACTCCTCTTCGAGCGGAAATACGATCGTATGGGATGCTCTGCGGGTGATGCGGTAATGGGCGGCCTCGTTCAAATCGTAGGCGCGCGTACAGGCACGGCTCCGGTGTGTTTGCTCGACGTCATAACGATCGATGGCAACAGCTATCACTGGGCAAATGCTCCGATCAATGCGACGCCTGTCTACACAGGAAACGTGCCACCTTGGGCGGCGCTTCAGGCGAATCCCCCGGTCGACTGGGATACGTACTACTATCCGTGGTTGCTGACCGTCGACAACTTCCATCTATACCGATCGATGCAGTCTGACACAGCCGAATTTCTTGTGCAGAACATCAGCGGGAACTCACTCCAGAGGGATATTGCGGGCTTCCTTAGAGCCAGCAGCTTTGAAGGAGCTCTATTCGCATTTCGCGTTTATTACCCACAGGCACAGAAGACTTCTTTCGAGATGCATGGGCGTCTGACTGTAGTCGCGGTTTCAGAAACTACTTGTCAGTTCGGCACTACGCCGCTATTCGACTCAAACTCCTATGACGGCAACCCATATGAGTACAGCGAGACGTGCCAGTGGAATTACGCTGAGCCCGGCTGTGGCGACACCACAAATAATCCCTGTAGCAATAGCTACCCGACCTGCAGGCAGACCAAACGCTTCTTCGGCGTGCTGAATACGTTCCAGACCAACCTGGCACCTACCATCGCAAGCATCAGCACCATGAGCGTGCAGCGCAGGAGGATGGTCTAATGCCCGCTGGCGATTTGACCAACGCGAATGTCGGCATTGCCGTCCCGCTCTGCTACGGCTTTATCCGCGTCACGGGCAATCAGGCCGCGTCTACCACAGTGCCGCCCTCGACAGACACCGATACCCAAACTTATCCACTCTTGCAAGTCGGCATCTATCTCGGCGGAGAGGGAGAATGGGACGGTCCGGATGCAGTTTTTATCAATGGAAATCGGATGATTGCCTACGATTCGGACGGTAATTTTATCGGTCCAAATCCCGCCACGAGCACCATCGACAGTGAGACCACGCCTATCGTTGGCACACTCCTTTCCTTCAACTTCCATCCTGGTGTCGATGCGGCACTAGAGGGCGCAGATGAAGTGTCTGAGCAGGATATTGATGATGTTTGGGGCTTTTTCGATGGACTTGTAACCCCGCTCTGCTACTCGCGGATAGCCTATTGGGGAGTTGGCTGGACGCCACAGGTAAACGGAGACCAGGCAACGATGGAAGTGGTGTGCGATATGCGCACCACTAAATGTCGAATATTCGATAGCACAGGTACTCAAACTGATTATCGATTTACGGCAAATCCCGTCTGGCACATCGTTGATTCCTGGCTGCGTCGGGCCATTAAACCACAGTGGACGATCGATGCGAGTAGCGGTCCTGCAGCGTTGACGACTAATGAGCTGGCTTGCTTCCGTTGGGACATCATCGCGGCCTCTGCGGCGTATTGCGACGAGGTTTTGCCGAATGGATCTCCTCGCTTTCAGGGCTCGTATGCTTTTTCGTCCGATACGACTCTTGCTGCGATGCACGAGCAGATGCTGCTTTGCTGTAGAGGCTACCAGCTGGGTATCGCGGGCCAGATCGCGATTTTCGTGGACCAACCTCGCTCTTCTACTTTCACAGTGACCGGCGAGATGCTGATGCCTGGGACGTTTACTCCCGACGACACGCTTCTTCACCAGAATGCCAATAGGTACACAGCAAGCTTCCTTGAGACCGGACTGCCTGCAATTTCGAAGATCGCTACAATATCCCGGACTGGTGGTGTGGTTACGATCAACACGGTTCAGCCGAATCCTTGCGTCGTCAACGATTTAATCGTTGCGGGCGGTGTGGATGATGATTCTTTCGATAATGCATACGTCGTCACAGATGTGACAGGCGGTGTCGTGAAGGGCAGCACCTCGGCTACAGATACCGCTTCCAGCACGGGCGGTTCGCTTGGCTATATCGAATCGAGGTTTGCCCTGCGCACACCGGAGGCTCCGCCGCATATTCAGAACCAAATAGCTCAAGGGCAGGTTCTACCGCCGAGTGCGGGGGGCCAGCGGCTCAAGCGCATAAAGGTCAGTTACGATTACGCTAACTGCAGCTGGGACCAGGCGATGCGGATATTGCTATATGAGAGATACCGCGATCTTGGCGCAGACGCCGCCCCGTACACCCCACCGGTAAGGATTACTCTTCAACTGTGGTCCGAGTCTGTTGACGCAGCCGGAAATATGCTCTGGGATCAGCTTCCAGGGAAGGTTATTACTCTCGATCCAACGGTCTTCTATGAGTATGCCGGGGACTATGAGGTTATAGAGTTTGCCCCTCACCCACTCCAGGTCGATCCTCAGCAGCAGGGTGGTACTTCTATCACTCAGCCGACCGCGAACGCTGGAATGATCGAATTGGTTCTTTGGTCTTTTCAGCCGGCCGCTTTTACCGATGAATCGGGCGAAGCGAATGCCAGCTTCGCTACCGTTCCAGGCGCTTTCTTGTTTGGCGGTAGCACTCCAGGCGCGTGGACGCTCCTTTCTGGCACTTATACCGTGGTGGCGGGCACCGGTGGAGGCGGTCCATATTCCGTCGTCGTATCTTGGACTGGCGTCACTGCCGCTGAACCATCTGGATCGGTGACCCACTATCCTGATGGCAGCGGCGGGTTTGAAAGCACCTATACCGCCCAACTGATTGCCGTCGACGGGATATTTTCGGGCAACATCTCTCTTGTAGCGAGTGGTCCAGGCTCGCCTATCTTCCCCCCTGGCTTCCATAATCTGGTCAACATAAACCCTCCCACTCCCGGCACGACTGTGGGTCCAGCCAGCCTGGTTTAGACCATGTCTGCAAGATCTATGAAAAATGAAATACAGGAATTGAGTGTCCCCAGTGGGGACAGCCAGTGTCTGTATTGGGGACACTCAATTCCGGCAGCCACACCACCCTTATCGCAAGCTGCTCATCAAGGATGGGGCACCTGTGATCTTTCCAGAGGTTGTCCATTCGATAGAGACCGGAG